GGCAGGCGGCGGCACGGCTGCGGCGGGCACGCCGCTACTTACGCTCGGCGGGAAAAACGGGAGTGCAAACAATCCGTCGGTCGTCTACGCCGCGGGAGTCATCCCGCGGGTCGTCACCGTGGGCGACATCACCGCCCTCAAAGCCTACGCGACCGCGAAAGGATACACGGCCGCATGACTCTCCTCTCTCCCCGCTGATTCTATGGCGAACAAGATCCCTGGCATCATGCGCGCGGTATGCGCGACGCCGTGGGCCATCCAGCCCGACAAACTGGAGGCCATCATGGAACTCTTGGAGCTCCGTGCGGCGGGCGGCGTGGTGCCGCCTGACGATGTGGCGCGGATTCGTGCCGAGCGGCGCGAGAGCACCGCGCCCCGGAGTGCGGGCGCCATTGCCGTGCTCCCTCTCTATGGCGTCATCGCGCAGAAGATGAACGTGATGACGGACATCTCGGGCGGCACGAGCGCCGAGATGTTTGGCGCGGCGTTCGACGAAGCGCTCTCCCGCACCGACGTCTCGGCGATCATCCTCGACTGCGATTCACCGGGCGGGACGGTCGAAGGGATTCCCGAGCTCGCCGCCAAGATTTTCAGCGCCCGCGGGAAGAAGCCGATTGTCGCCGTCGCGAACAGCTTGATGGCGAGCGCCGCGTACTGGATCGCCTCGGCGGCCGACAGCGTGGTCCTCACGCAAGCGGCGCAAGTGGGCTCGATCGGTGTCTTCACCGTGCACGCCGACGAGAGCGAGGCGATGGCCAAGGAAGGCATCCGCCACACGCTCATCTCGGCCGGCAAGTACAAGACTGAGGGGAATCCCTACGAGCCGCTGACCGCTGAGGCGAAAGCCGCGACGCAGGCCGCGATCGACGACGTATACGGGCTCTTCGTCGCGGACGTCGCCAAGCACCGTGGCGTGACCCCGCAAGCCGTCAAAGACGGGTACGGCCAGGGCCGCGCACTCCGCGGCAAAGCGGCCATCCGCGCGGGACTCGCCGATCGCATCGGCACGCTCGACTCGGTAATTCAGGAGTTGGGCGCGACGGGCCGACGCCGGAGCGCCACGCGCACCGCCGCCGCATTGCGAGACATGCCGATGGCCGCGCTCGCCGGGACGCCCATGCACAGCCTCTCCATCGGCATCGACGAAGGGCTCGTCGCGCAATTCCTCTCCGCGAAGCCCGACGAGATGCTGACCGGCACACGCGTCAAGGCCGACGACTTCGAATCGGACGAGTGCGAGACCTGCGGCGCGCCGTTGACCGACGACGGCGAGTGCCCGAACGGTCACCCGCAGGACGATGACGACGACATCAATGATGGCGCACCACTCGACAACCAATCCCAGTCTCAACGTGCGGCGGATGGGGCTACCGCGCGTGCAGGTTCACCCCCCACCAGACAGGCCCCCGCGCCTGCGAAGGAGAAGACCGTGGACATCACCGCGGCCCCGCAGAACGGGGCCACAAAGCCAGCCGTCGATTTCGACGCGCTCCTCACCCTCGCCGAGGTGCACGGCAAGTCCGTCGCCGACGCGCGGGCGTGGGCCACCGCAGGACTCTCGACAGAACAGATCAAGGACAAGCTCCTGGGCGAGATGGCGAAGCCGAAGCCCGTGAGCGTGACGGGCATGGTGGACAAGGAGGCTGACCGCAGCTTCAAGACGTTCGGCGAGAACATGGTCGCCATCGTCCAGTGGGGCATGCCGAACGGGCGGCGCGATGCGCGGCTCAAGAAGCAGCAGTTTCAGGCGGGCTTGGCCTCCGGCATGGACGAGACCGTGGGCGCCGAGGGTGGATTCTTCATCCAGCCCGAACTCACGTCGCAGGTGATCGACCCAGTGTACAAGGATGACCCGATCCTCTCGCGCGTGACCCGCGTGCCGATCGGCAGCAACACCAACGGCGTCCGCTACAACGTGGTGGACGAAACCAGCCGCGCGACGGGCAGCCGGTGGGGTGGGGTCGAGATGTACTGGAGCTCAGAGGCCGGCACGCTGACCTCCTCCAAGCCCAAACTCCGCCTCTTCGAGCTGAACCTGAAGAAGCTGATCGGGCTCGCGTATCTCACCGAAGAGTTGACGCTGGACGCCCCGGCCGCGGAGTCGCTCCTGACTCGTGCGTTCCAGGCGGAACTCCAGTTCACCCTCGCCAACGCGATTTTCCGCGGCACGGGCGGCGGCCAGCCGCAGGGCTTCCTCAACTCTGGCGCGCTCGTGACGGTAGCGATCGAGGGGTCGCAGACGATCGCGAACTCCGCGCAATATCTCTCGCTCAACATCACCAAGATGCTCATGGCGATCCCGTCGTCGCTCTGGGGCGATGTGATCTGGCTGTATCAGCAGGAGTTCCTGCCCTACCTGATGAACGCCAGCCTCGCCGGCAGCTCGTCGGGTGCGGCCGTCCCGATCTTCGTGCCAATGGGTGGCTTCACGCAGCGCCCGTTCGACATGATCCTGGGGCGCCCGGCGTACCCGTCCGAGATGTGCTCGGCCGTTGGCACCCCTGGCGACATCCTCGCCATCGCGCCCTCGCAGTACCACCTGGGCGAGAAAGGCGGCGTGCAGCAGGCGCAGTCGATCCACGTCCGCTTCCTGAACGACGAGCTCACCCTGCGGTGGATCTACCGCGTGGACGGCGCGTCCGTGTGGCGCACGGCCGTCACCCCGTTCAAGGGTGCGGTCGCTCGTTCCCCGTGGGTCGCACTCAACACCCGTAGCTGACCCCCTCACCCTCATGGCGGGGCGGCTCACACCGCGCCCCGCTGCCCTCACTGGAGAATCGGACAATGGCAAGCAACTGGTCGCTCGCGCAGGAGGCGTCGCTCGTCACCGCGATGGCTCTGGCGACCGACGCCGCAGGGCGCACGGGGAGCTACGTCACGCTCAAGAATGCCCACAAGGCATTCCTCGTGTTTCACATCCACCAGGGCAACGCCGCCACGATCGCGCTGTCCGTGGAGCAGGCTACGGCTGTCGCCGGCACCAGCGCGAAAGCGTTGTCGGTCGTGCGCTGGTGGGCCTGCATCAACGAATCATCGTCGGACGTGCTCGTCCGCCAGACCGATGGCGCGAGCTACACGACCGACGCGGGGACGCAGGACAAGATCGTCGTCGCCGAAATCGACCCCGGCGATCTGGACATGGCGAACAGCTTCATCACGATCGCCCCGGTGACGGGTGCGTCGAATGTGGCCAACCTCACGTCCTGCATCGCGATGCTGACTCCGATGCGCTACGCCGCGGATCAGCCGCCCACCGCGATCGCGAACTAACACGATCCGATGGCTGTCGTCGAGAACCTCGATGTTAACACCGCTGATTTCGACGTCCCGGTCACATGGGCCGGGGCGCCGAGCGGCGCGAAAGCCATCGTCGGCCGCCACGACAAGCACGTGCTCGGCGAGGACGGCGTTGCCTACGTCATCGGGAACGTGTTCGGTGCGTACATGAAGACCTCACTCGCAGACACGCTGGGGATGGGAACTGCGCTCACAGTGAGCAGCGGTCCCTATGCGGGCTCGTATACCGCCCGCAGTTCAAACGCGGAAGCAGACGGCGCGTATTCGGTGGTCGAACTCAGGAGCGCGACATGAGCGGCGTGTCGATTGTCAGTCAGATCGTCGCGTTCGCCTCGGCGGCGCTCATCGCTGGGTCTCCGCCTGCGGGGCTCACCGTCAATCGCTTCCGCACCTACCCGTACCGGAAATCCAACCTCCCCGCGATGTCGGTCTATCCGCTCGAGGATGAGCAGATCGAACGTGTGGGGACGGACACCGCACCACTGAGCGAGCGGCATTTCCACTTCCGCGTCGCGTGCTACGATAGGGGCGATCCCATCGATCTCGCCTTAGACCCGCTCTACGTCTGGGCGATCCAAACGCTCATGGCGGATCAGACCTTCGGGGGCCTTCTCGAGAGCCTCCAACACATGAAATCGCATTGGCGCGTGGACGATGAGGACGAGGTGTACGGCGCGGTGGGCCTCGACTTCGCGGCGCGTCTGATGGTCGTCGCCGCCAACCCCACCGCTACCTACTAACCAATCCCCGAGGATCAGCACAGACCATGACATACACCGGCCCCGCACTACTCTCGCCGAGCAACAGGCAGACCCAGACCCCTCGCGGGATCGCGATCTTCTACCCGTTTGTCAACGGCGTGGAATCGATCGGCGGTTTCCACCTGGGGAACCTGGACGCAGTGGACTTCGACCCGAAGATCGAAACCGACATCATCAAGAACATGATGGGCGGCATCGCCTCGCCCTACGCCCGCGCCGCGACCTACGCGGAGATGGAGCTCAACATCACCGGCACGGAGTTCTCGGCGAACAACCGGGCGCTCTTCACCTCCGGTACCTTCGTCGCCTTCTCGCAGACGGGCGCGACGGCCACAGCCGAGCCGGTCTCGGCCAGCGCGGTGCTGGGCGGCTATTACCAGCTCGCGCATCGCAACATCACCGCGCTCACCGATATCAAGGCCGCCTCGACGGCGCTGGTCGCGAACGTGCCAGGCACGCCCGGTGACTACAACGTCATCGATCTCAACTCGGGCGTGATTCAGTTGCTACAGACTCCGGTCACGGGCGCGCTCGTCACTGGTGCGGCGATCACGGCAGATTACACCTACGGCACGGTCGCACTCGACTCCGTGTCGCCGCTCACGACCCCGTTCTACGAGGGGCGGCTCCGGCTGATCCAGAACAACGCGTACGGCATCTCCCGGCAGATCGACGTCTGGTACGCGTCGTTTGTGGCGAAAAAGGGTGGCGCGCTCATCAGCGAGAAGCACGCGACCTGGGAGGCGTCGGCGCTCATGTACAACGATTTCCAGGCGACCGGCGGTGCACACGGCGGGACGGCAGTGTATCCGTACCTCCGCGATCTCAACATCACCGCGACCTGATTCCTGATGCGGGCGGGGATGGCCCTCGGGCTGTCCCCGTTCGCCGCGGGATCGCGCTATGGCAACACGGATCACCATCGGGGACGCGGTATTCGAGCCCGTCCCCACCGCCGAAGCATCGGCCGACAACGTCGGCTTTATGATCTCCGAGCTACGGAAAGCGGGCATTGCCTCGCTCGACCGCTATACGGGGATCGCCAACGACGACGTGCGGAACGTCTCACTCGTCGCCGACATCTACGACTCGGGCCACCTCTTCACGTTGCTCGCCGGGCTCTATCGCCGCGCGGGCGAGCCGTGGAAGCGGGATCAAGTCGAGGCCAACGCGAGCGTCTTCAGCGAAGCGAAG